ATATTACTGCTTTCATTTCTTTCCCTTTCTACTTTTACTGTTTGAACGTGCGACCATATTTCCTCATATTCATCCCACGCTACCATTAATTTTTTAAGAAGACCTCTTGGCATAGTGCCTTTTCCGTTTTGATACCGTTTCCCCAACAAAAACCTTTTGTACTGAACCATTGGGGAAGAACTCTTCATCGATTTGTATCTAATCTTGTTCGTCTTCATCCTTCATGCTCTTCACGATGTCGAGGAACTCTTCTTTAGATAGCTTCCTCATCTCAATATTCACTTTAGGCTTGAACATAACCAAGATGAACAATAGAAGTATCAGTATGTTTTGAATGGTGTCGGTCATTTGAAAAACTCCAAAGTGTCTTTGTTTAGCTTTATCGTTCTTTCTTCACGCTCATCGGCACGCTGAAGGGCTTCTTTCAAAAACCTATTCACAATGTCAATGCTGACATCTAAAAGTTCTTCTTTTGTGCCTTCGATTTTTATTGCATCAAATATTGTTATCTTCATATAATGAACTCCCTTATGAATCGGTTTGCATAATCAGGATGGATCATTGAACGAGCAACTTTTCTGTTTTTTGCTCCTGTTAATTGCCAATCCTCGGAATGCATCATTCTGACAGCATCCGTACATTGAATCGCGTTGTTAGGAATTGCTTCAAATATAAGATTGTTACTAGGTTTTCTGTTCACAAACCAATACTGAGTCGGTTTCTTGTAGTAGTCTCCTCTTTCCCTTCTGTCTCGGTCGATGATGGAAGGTTGAAGGCACCAGTATCTTCGCAAGAAGTGTTCTTCTGAATATGGATTTTCAACGATCAGTTTGATATTCCTTCGAATGCAGACTATGAATAGCTTATTGACAAGCATATACATATCTCTCAATTCGTCCATTATCTTCATTGAGTATTCCATTTTCTGCTCCATGTTGTAGTCTCTGATTCCATAATACTGTCCTCTGAAGTGAAGCATGATTTGATTCTCGAATCGAACACATGGGAAGAAGGCGATGATTTGATCCCCTTCCTTCACGTTGTCGAATACTGTTCGTGTGTGTGTGTGTGTGTAGGCTTCTTCTATATCTTTGAACAAATCCACCTGGAAGTCCGTTTCACCGAAATCATTCAAGATATCATAGTCATAGGCTTCATAGCCTAGTTTCTTGAACTCGTTCTTGAACGTGCCGGATTGTTCAAAGAAGCAATGAAATGTCATAAATACCTCTCTGTCTCCCTTCTCAAATAAGCCCACATTCCTCGTCCAGAGTACCCATACTTCATACCTACTTGCGTATATGTCATACCTCTTACAAACTTATCCGTCAGCATGACCCACAACTCCATAGGGATCTTCTTTTTTGCTCTTTCTACGTTTACCAAAGCCGTCTCGTATCTTTTAAGTTCAGCTTCCTTCTCGTTGTACTTATCCTCTTGTTTGAGCCAATTTAAGGCTTTTACAGATGGATTCCCATGTACCATGATTGAGTCATAGGAAACCCCACGAACACCGCACAGATCGTAAAGAATGACCTCTAATTCGTCTTTAGCCTTTTGGTAGCGAAGAATATTTTCGTTGTAGTTACTTAAATCGGTTGTGAAGGTTTTGTAGTCCATCTGTTTTTTACCTCGACAAAATAGTGCGTCTTGTTTTTCTTCCTTCTTCCCACAGGTTTTAAACGCATCATGACATCACAATCATTTACTTCTTTGGCGGTACAATTGACCCCTAAATCGTATAAATCAGGGAGATAAGGGAACGGATCGAACATCGTAATGGTCTGATCGTACTTCCTATGTACGAGCATCAATTTGAGATACTCAAGCCCTGTCGGATCTTTCTCTTCGGTTTTAGGTTTAGCCTTGATTCGGTTTCCATATGCTCCCTTCCTCGGTTTCTCGCCTACCTTTATAACTTTGTATTTTCTTCTGAGCCAAAAGTCACTATGAGGATCATTATTAGAAGGTCTTCCGGCATTGGTGACTGTCACAACTGAACACTTCAGTTTTTCTGCGAGTTCCGTTGCCGTACCCCTCATAACTTCGTTGCCGTCTTTATCTTTCAGTTGATAGACATTAATGAACCCGCCACCACGCATTTAATATCTCCTTGACTCGTTTTAACTTTTCCTTTGTGAATATCTCTTCGATGGTAACCTTCATAATGTAGGCAATCATCGTGATGGCCATTAAGACCATAATCACGGCTAAACATCCCATTAAGAATTCAAACGCTACCTTAAATACCTTCATCCATTCGCCCCCTTAACCTAACTAGCTTGTAATCGATCTGCTGATTTAATTCTTTATCACTTATTGAGTGCATCAGTTTAAGTTGTTCCAACATCACATAGACATCTGCCATCTCATCCCTGATAAGATTTCTTGCGTTCAGCTGGTCAGTAGGTTTCACGGCTCGCAGCCATTTGGAGATGGCTTGGATTAACTCTCCGCATTCCTCTTGTGCTACTGAATGTTGGTTGAACTCACCATAGTAATCGATGGCTTCCTTGAGGATTTTATTTCGTGAATCGTTTGTCATACTCGATCCACCTCTTCTTTAGATTTTTCAGCATGTCTATCTGATGTGATAACTTTAATGTCTCGTCCCTATCGTCATCCTCGAATAGCTGATATTCCAACTCATTTTCCATCGTGTTTATAAGCTGATCGATGAAACTAAACGGAACACAAGGCTCAATCATTTCTCAATCTCCCACCAAACGTATGCCGGATTCCTAATCGTTTGGCATATCGTTTTACTGTCGCAACACCAACACCCACATTCCTGGCAATCCTCACAAAGGACTTGTCGGTGTATATCTCTTGCATGAGTTTCTCTTTCTGTTCTTTAGACAATACCAACATCTTTAAAAATCCCTTCCAATTGATCCATCGGATTCCCCATCATCTCATCGAAAGCGTACTTGCTTTCTAATTGCCGGATGTATCTGTCTATATCCTGTCTCGTGGCTTGGTATTCGCCACCATCGACCATTTTTAGATTTCTTTGATATTCGTTTATATCGTTCTTCTGTTGTAAGTAGTGAAGAGCAACGGCATCCTCACTCTCCCACAGACTCTTGGTTTTTACTTTCTTCTTGAACATTGTTCTCCCTTTCAATGGCACACATTTCGACCATCTGTCTTATTTCAATAAACTTATCGGCCCATACATCTACAGACTCCCCAGGAAGGACATATCTGTCTGTTATGGCGATGGCAAGTAAATCTCTTTGGTTAGTTGTAAGCATGGCTCTCTCCTACAGGCAATACACAACGAATGCGATCAATAGGCTTATCCATATAGGACTTAGCACCCACCACCATGACCAACTAATCACACCGATAAGTTTCAAGACCACAAATGCGACAAGGAACAGATCGGCAATAGTCAGACCACTACTTTTTTCTTTCATTCTGTTTCTCCTTTCGCAAATATTAATGACGGAAGTGCTTCTATCTCATCAAGCAAATCTCTAATATCCCCAAGATTTGAACATGAACCGTCGTCATCGGGGCAATAGTGCATGATTAATTCAAGAACATCTTCTTTATTTATGTATTCTGCTTTCATTCTGTTTCTCCTATTATCACTTTGTAATATGCACAGTTAGGGCAATAGCCAAAGCCGTGGTCAAAACAATATTCTTTGCAATACTTTTCACATTGTTCGACACCTTCTTTTTCAAGTTCTTTTTCGTTTATAGTGTCCAAATCGTTAATGTATTTCATTCTGTTTCTCCTGTTATGTCATCAAGACAATCATTCCATCCTCTTGAATAGTCTTCGGAGAACCATCTGTTTTCTATCTGCTTTGAGTGTGGCAATGCTTTCACTTTCGCATCTTCTACATATTTAATGCTTTCGTTCACCTTTTCGTCATCTATAGGCGTACCTCTCAAATCGTAATCGACAGTAAAGTCTTTGTAGTCTTCCGCCACATCATCGGCAATGTCTATCACTAATACATACTTCATTCTGAATCTCCTATCTGTTCTTGCTCTCGCTTATAGTCTCGGATTATCTGTCTTACGATGTCCGCTCGTTTATGGTAACTAGGTGAAGCGAACACCCCTGCTGCACAATACCTTTTTGTGAGCCATGCGACAGGAATGGCTTCGACTGTCGGTTCGTTCTCGATATCATGCAAAAGCTGATCGAGAATATAGTTTTTCATGTGGTAGTCATCACACAAAGGACGATATACTTTTTCTATGAACTCTTTGAAAGCATCGGCATCAATGAGTTTCATCGTATCTCCTGTCTGCTTCATCATAATGATCGTATTCGTTAGAACCGATAAAGTCATAGTCTTTGTTCTCAGCATCTGCCGGGAACAGTTTTCGCATCTTCATCCAGGCTTCATCAGCAGAATCGGCTTCGATGTCGATGGTGTATGCGATGTTATATGTATATCTCATTTCTTACCAACTCCCATTAGACTTTTGTCTATCGTGTTTGATAGTTTCACGCATTCCTCGATGTTCTTGAGGATGTCTAAATTGTTTCTAATCTCTTCATTTAAGAGCCAATTCTTGACCTGGAATAAGTTTCCACAGAAAGCCACAGGCTCGTAATATTCCTGTCCGACATTCTTGCCTGTCTTGGCAATCAGCTTTTTACAGATAATGAATTGATACCTGTCTGAGTCAAGGTAATAGTCACCTTCGATATGTAACATGGTTCACCTCTCAATAAAAAGGCAAATCAGATGGTGCGATGTCCACATCCTGTGAACCGCCAAAGTTCCTTGCGTACTCGGTATCTCTTAATGATTCAGAGAAGTTTTTGTTTTCATCCTCGACCGAATAGCCGAACTCTTCATTCTTCTTTTCCAAATCGCCTTTGCGGTGGTCTAATACTTCAACTTGATTAACTCGGACATAGGTCTTTTCAACATTGTTGCCGTTCTTGTCTTGGTATTTCTCAACTTTTAATGAGCCGGAGATCGCAAGGTTCGACCCTTTAGTAGCATATTGGTCGATGATATCTGCGGTCTTTTCCCATGCCTGGCATCTTACGAATGTAGTGATATCCTTGGTTTCTCTGATTGCGACTTGGAAATCAAGAACGTGCTTATTTGACTGGGTCACTTTCACTTGAAGATCGTGAGTGACTCTTCCTGTTAGATTTACTTGGTTCATGCCGTTCCTTTCATTAACTCAAGAAGTTCTTCTGCCTGTTCGTCTGTCATTGAATCGTTAAGAGACGGATCGTAGACAGGCAATATATCTTCTTTACTTCTTGTATTCTTATATTTCTTTAAGTGTTGCGATTTGAGTGCGATTTCATGTGCGGATTGAGTGCGATTTTGTGTGCAATCACCATCATCGAAACCTTGATATTCGCCCCATTTTATTACTGTTATTTGAGTAAACGACTTGTGCGATTTGAGTGCTATTTCATGTGTGATTTGAAGTTTATTCAAACAAGTCCGCACTTGGCTTTTCGTAAGTCCTGTTGCGTTAGCAAGTTTCTCTATGGATGTAGGGAACTGTCCAGGCTTGAATGTGATGCCATGCCAATGTGTTTCGGCATAGTTCGCTTGCAGAAGTATCTCCACCCACAGAGCAACCATTTTGGGATCATCCTTCCATTCCCATGTAAGTAGCTTTCTGTCTAGTTTGATAAAACTCAATAGTTGTGACCCCCCAAGAGACCGAATCCCATCTGCTCATAATGTTCAGTTTGAGCGGTCTTTTGGTCTGTTTCAGCGATGTTTTCCTCTTGCTTGAGCAATTGTTCATCCTCACCCTTTTTCTTTATGTGGATGGTATTTTCGATGATTCTGTGTTCCCTTGCTCTGATGCGGTTTATCTCTTTCTGTTCAAGCCAATACTCACGAAGATTGCCTTTGCCCTTGACAGGCTTATCTTTGATATCCCAACCTTCCTGTCTCAACTCAAGAACTCTTTGAGCCAAGCAGACGGAGTTGGTCATTTCAAGGAAGTCGAACTTTGTGAGGTGTCTGCCATCCAATAAGGCTTCCATCAATACTTCAGTTGTTGTTTTCATTACGCATCCCTCTTGTGATTTCCATTTTTTAAGCCCACGAGCCAATCAACCGAAACACCGAAGTAGCAAGCCATATCGACTACGTTGCAGAGCGTAAGTCTTTTTCCGCACAGCATATCGGAAATTGCAGATTCGCTCATGTTCAATTCCTTGGCGATCTCTCTATGTGTTTTCCCTGATTCTTTGATGAGTGTTCTCAGCTTGTCGCTGATGGTTTTATTCCAACGGACGTCTGCGTAATTCATTTCCACAAATCCTTTCTTGTCACTCCATAATCTTTTTCTTCTGCATACTTCCGTACCTTGCAGCGTTCCTCACTCCATCCTTCGTAGTGCAATTTAAAGTGATTCTTCATTAGGATGTTGAACTCATCCCATGTGTACCTCTTTGCTCCGTTGACCAGGATCGGTTGATGATCGTGAACCCATCGGTGTTCGTCCTTTGTTAAGGCAACGATGTTCCACTCAAATCCGCATCCGCTGGCACTACGATAGATGACGTGATGGAAGTCGGTGTTCCAAGGAGCCAGGAACACCCCTGTGATGCTCCTGTTTCCCTGTCTGTCCAAAACCTTGCATTTGGTTTCGTAGCTGATTTCTTTAGCTTTAGTTAGTTTGCTTTTTGCCATATTTGATGTAGTTGTTATATTTCTGTAGATTGATCGCACCGATCTCTTCTGCTCGTTTGTAACTCAATCCATTAAGGATGCGGTCTTGCTCTTCTTTCGGATAGAGAGAACGGAACTCATCGGCTAAGTCTTTGAGGTTCAAGTCTTCTTTGACACCTTCCCATCTGTCCGTTTTTTCTTCCACATTGGAACTCGTTTTGTCGGTTTTTTCTTCCTCTGGGAGATCTTCACCGGCATAGATATAGAGACCCAAGCCGAACATTGCGAGGTTCTTCGTTAAACACCTCATGATGGTTTTGTTAATGTCAAACATCGTGGCTGCCTGGCATACTCTTTCGTACTTTCCGATCGTGTATTTGTACGGATGGTCTAGCATCGCCTTGTTCGCTCCATCCATCACAGGAAGCCACATTTCCTTTGTGTCATCTCCGACAGTTACAGAAGTAAAGACCATGTAGCCTAGCTTCTCGTCATAGATATAAGGCTTGCCGTCAAACATCTTTATCTCGTATCTTGCATCAGGACAGACCTTTACAAACTCAGCCCAAGCCCATGCCCATGATAAGTAAGTCAGTCCGTTTTTCTGTTCTGTCTTGTCGCTTACGTTTATCTTGTAAATCTGTTCAAACAGTTCCTTTTTCATTTCTTCTCCTTCATTTGGATCGTTCCGTTCACCCACTTCTCTTCGTAGAAGTTGGACGGATCTTCGTTGTGTTCTTTGATGAATGCGATCAGTTTTTCATCGTTCCAGGTTCTCCGTACATAGCCGTTCTTCTCGATGATGTCGATGTAGTCTGTGTTTAACCTATGGATAGAAAAGCGTTCAAATAAGTCCTTGATCGTCTTTCTGAACGGCTTGTCTACCATCTCAAACTGTTGCTTCGCCATCTCAAGGTATTCCTTCTTCTGCAGCCATGTATCGACCGCTGGAAGTCTGTTGAACTCACTTAGTGCAAGCTGATACTTTACGGAAGTTGTTTCGATGTCTTCTGTTTCGATGATTTCGCCTGTTTCGTTGTCAATTCTCAAAGCCAATACCCCCAAATGAATGTTGAAATGGTAAGTGCGATGAGCATCAGCAAGAGTGTGATCATCACGTTTCTAGCAAATCTTTCTGTCATTGTTTTTTCTTCCCTTTCTGCACCCACCCTCACAGGCATCCACCACCCTATGAAAAAGAATTAGCAATCAATCATTAGTTAGGAGACCAATATGGAGGATTTTGTAAGGAAGTATTGGTGATGGACACCTGTCAAGGTGAGTGCGTGTTATAATTAAATTAATCTTTCTATTCCCTTATAAATAGAAAATGCCACCCTTCCACAGGTGGCTTTTTTATACATTGCATAAATTACTTTTCATACATTATGCGAAATCTTTTTTATATCATTCGCTAACTTTTGTTATGCAAATATCGTATAAATTGCCATCTTTGGAAACTGTCAGATTCTCATCGATATTGTTCGTTTTCATCAAATCGGTTATTTTAATCAGTTCGTCCAGGCACCAATCTTTTTGATCATGTTCTCTGAAGTAGACGGATTGTCTAGTTAATCCGATCTGAGAAGCGAACGCATCAGTTGAGAGTTTTAAATGTTTCCTTATTTCCTTTGTGTTGATCTCATCACCTCTCTTTCCACTCCTTCATCTTATCACAATTTTTCAAATATGTTAATCTTTTTTGTCAAAAAGTGTTGACTTCATACTATGTACATAGTAGAATAAAGGTACAAGGAAAGGAGAACAGACATGAAACTTTATACTCACACAAATTACCAGGTTGTTGACCCACGCTTATCTTGGAAGTCGGCAGAAAAGTTTGAAACACTTAAAGATGCCGTTGAAGATGGCAAGGCAATGAACAAGAGAGAAATCGAGAACGGCTACAAGCCAAGCAAATGGATTGTTATCAAGGAAATGTGGAGCAGATCGTTTGATGATGACGGAACGTTCGTTTCTGAGAGTTCCAGCATCGTCACGATGGACATCGATGCTTATATGTAGAAAGGAGAAAAAAATGGAAGTAAGACTTACATGGTCTAAAGCCACTAGCCAATGGATCATTAGATTCAACACAGGTGAAGATGATGAATGGCATGATGATTCCTACTACCCTGTCAAGGATGTGAACCCTGAAACAGAGTGTGGTTGGGTATCAGAATTGCTCATCACTCGTTTGTATGAATTGCAAGACCTCGGATATAAAATCAACTTATATTAAAAAAGCATTGAATGTCTGCGAAACATCCAATGCCGGAGATGAGAAAGATAAGCACCCCTTCTCATCTCCTATCTTATCATGAAAGGAGAACACAAATGTCAAAGTCAATATTCCGTATGGATGAAGAACTGTTTGAGGAAATCAGAGAGTATTCTATCGCATACTGTCAGTATGTTAAAAATGGCGGTTGCATATCGGTGTTTACAGATACCATGATCGAAAAGACAATCGATGCGGTAATGAAAATCAAGGCTCATCGTGACTACATTGATGAACTGAGCGGAAGGGAAATTATTAAGTATGACAAGCGTGGCGAGCGAAAGCAAAAAAAGGTACGATCTAAAGTATCAAAAGCAAAAGTGCAAACAAATCAAGTTATTATTGAACCTGGAGAAAGATGCGGATATTATCAAGCTGCTTAGCGAATGCGATAATGTTAACGGATTCCTAAAGGAACTATTGAGAGAACACATACAGAAAAAGGAAAAAAAGAATGACATCCTACGCAATCAAGAACACCAGGACAGGTAAATGGTATATCGGCACTCAACTATACAACGCAAACAAAAATGGTCATTTTAAACAATTCTGTAGCGATAAGTCGGCAAAGTTGTTTGAAACGTATCATAAAGCTGCAATTGAGATAGCGGTAAGGAAGATGCCAATCCATTACAAAATTGTGAAAGTAGCGGTAGAAGAAACAGAAGCGGAGTGATCCGCTTTTCTTGTGCATAAAAAAAGAGGTGGCTTTCGCCACCTGGGAGAAAATCAACAAGCCAGCTGAACTTGTTGATTCTCAATAAAAAAAGCAGAGGATATGGCTCTGCTTACTGGCTAAAGAAAGCAATGTCTCTACTCACTACTCTCCTTATACTAATTATACTATTTTTCCAATCTGCCAATTGCTGATTTGATGTATGACAGATCGTTCTTCATGACCGCAATATCCGTCTGCATCGATGCTATCTTATCCCCATAGGAATTGTGCTGATCGACCTTTTCTTCCAACTTCTTTAAGCGATAGTTAACTAAGGTTGCTGACCCTACGATAGATGCAATAGCACCGATGATTGCCACGATTATATTCTCTGTCATTTTGACCACCTCTCTGCGATATTTTCAATATTCTTCATATCGCTCTTCATATTCTCATTTTCGCTCTCTAAAGCCTTTATTTTGACTCTAGTAGTGTTTAAAAACTCTTCCAACTGTTTGACGAAATCCGTCTGTTCACTTGGCAGATAGTTAACTGTAATGTTCGCACACCATCTATCCTTAGCTATCTCATACCAAGTGTAACCATCGGCTTCGTTCTGCTGCAGAACATTGTAGTAGCCAAGCTGGACATGACCAACTATTTCAGCACTTAGTGATGGTGCGGTTCTTATCCTTAATTGTTCATCCGTAGTCTCGATCTGATTGACATTCTCGTTCCGTTCAACGGTTTCAACTCTTTCATACGGATAGTGTAAGAATCCTAAAAGATTTCCCTTCTTTTCAAACTTGCCTGTTCTGAATGAGTTAGGATCTCCATTTGAGTATTCGGCATACATCACATCCGTTTCCATAAACTGAACATGACCGTACTCACCATCAAACACGGCAATGTCGCCCTGTCTCGGTGTGTAATCTGTCCCTTTTACCACCCACGGATCTCGATAGTTCTCAAGCCAATCTTTTGCGTTTGTGTAAGAGCCGGTCTTCGTCTCACGATCCCACCAACAGCAAGGACTAGCGAACCTTATTGATTCGCCATAGCAGAACCATGTGCATTGATACTCACTAGGCACTCCCCAGGCAAAAGGCTCTTCACCCTTTTGGACAGGACTTGTTCTCGGTGTAAACATTACCCTATCTCCTGTTGAATCTGTGGATTCTGCTGAGTGATGTCCTCGTATTTAACGTACTTGAGGTCTTTCATGCTTTGAATCTTGTCTTTTACTTCCAAAGCTAAATCAACGCACCATGTGACCACGATCAAAATACATTCCATAGCACTAAAAGTTTGCTCCGGCAATTTCACATCGATCAGAGTAAGTCCATAGGCAAACAAGTTAAGAGTGATGATGACCATCAGTATAGTAATGGCAACCACCACCATCTTTTCGATGCCTGAGAAAAACTTGCCCCAATCGAAGTCTTTTGAGAAGAGTGCATCAATAGAGCCAAGGACTATGTTTGCAATCCTTAGTACGATTGCGACAATAAGGAAGACTATAGGTGCTTCCATGTTGGAAAAAATGTTTGTGATGATATTTTGTATCATGTTTTCTCCTTATAAAAAGGGGCAGATTTCTCTACCCCTTCAATTATTTACCATGATCTCAGGGAAGTCTGTAAGCACCCTACCGTACAATGCTTTTGCTCCCTTTTCAGATGGATGAACATTATCGCTTTCAATCATTCCGCTGTACCAGTTACCACTTGAATCTGCACCGACAGCCTTTGCGAAGTCAATGTATCTATATCCGCTGTTTCTGACCCAAGCATTTTTCTGCTCGTTGTTGATTGTTGGAACTGTCGGAATAGTAGCAAATATCGGAGTAATGCCGTAACGCTTGCAGATATTGATCACTGCATCTATACCAGTCACCCATGCGGATGATGGAGCGGATTCGGAGTCACTTCCGTCATTCATACCCAAGCACCACACAAGATATTTAGGTCTTCCCATCGGCACTACGTTCTGCAAGGCAATAACAGCATTTGCTGTGTTCTCACCTGCGTATGCGTTAAACAGTGCGTTATTCGCAAATCCATCTTTTGCACAATAATAAGTCCATCTTTGTGGGTACCATGAGAAATAGCTGTCGCCAAACATATAAATTGCTTTGTCCGCATCGCCTGTTTCCCAAGACATAACACAATCTGTCAGCGTGCTTCCGATAGACTGAACGATAGGAGTGTTATATGTTCTAACCCATCCGATATTCTGTGCTGTGAACGATTCGCCATTTGAGGTAACAATAATATCGGCATTATATAAATCATTAGGAACTGACAGATCGTTGTGTGTGATGATTCTGACCTGTATATTGTTCTGTATTGTTAGCCCATGCGGAACAGGATCGCTTGCCACGTTGTCACGATATACAGTGATGTTTGTTCCATCAATCACCGCCCAGTAGCCTTCATTTCCGTTTTTTCTACCGATCAGCAGACCGCTGAATGAGGTAATATCGGCAGTAAAAGCCTGTCTGACATTCTTGTTCACGTTTGTTATTGGCAAGGTTAATGTGTCACCATCCGAAAGATTGCCTTCTGCTCTGAAATAACCAAGCTGACCATTGGATGCTACAAACTCACTGTCTGTATGTGTATGTCTGATTGTGCCTGTATATGATTTGTATGTTGTTACAACCACCTTAACTATACCGCTTGGCACTGTATATGTAGATACAGAATCAGCACCTTTAGCTGATACGGCTGAACCGTTTGAATCATACGCACATACAAACCGGAAATTTCCGCCTGTGCCGGTATATAACGTATCACCTTCCGATACATCAATCTGATTGCTGTAATGAAGCGCCGTTGATGTAGATACTCCACCATTTGTGCCAACATAACCATCAGTGAATGTTAAAGCTAATACATCGTCAGCAGTATATGTCTGATTGCTGAATCCTGCATTTGCAAACGTGTCACCAACCGCTTTTGCGTTTGCAGGAAGGTATTCATCCGTTAAAGTGTCATCGGTTTTAATGTAGTCATAATAGAAAGGTTCATACGGAAGTATTGAACTCCCTTTATTCATTCGCCAGTGGTTATAATTATTCCTAAAGCAGAATCTTATATAAGCCGTGCTTGGCGTTGTGGTTATGTTTGCTTCAGATGCTCCACCACCACTGATTACAGTCTTTGATGAGTCATATTCTGTAATGTATCTCGGATAGGTAAGACCATCTGCACCAATCATATATTGAGTAGACGGTTCAACTGCAATCCATCCACTTTCACTAAGTACTCCACTCTGTGATGTTGCCTGTTGCCCTGTGTTTGTTATGTACTCACCGTTCATTACATCGGGATCATCAATATTAAACAGGTTTGTAGATGTGGGGAAAGCCTTCCGCATACTGTCAATATTCTGACTTAAATGGCTAACCTCCCCGCTCAATTCCGTGTAGTCACTTGGAATGCTGTCCAATACTTCCGTTCCCTTAGCCTGCACATTCGCAACTTGCGTAGCACCTTCCGCTTGAACATTTGCGATCTGCGTTGCACCTTCCGAAGAAACTAAACCTCTTTGTGTTGTTCCTTCATTTGTTACATTGGAAACTTGTGTTGCACCTTCGTTTTGAATGGTTTGTACTGCGTTTGGATAAGTCTCGTCTGTGAATTCGGCAATATCGTCAAAGGCTTCGTTTAATCTGCCAGCTGCTTCGATGGCTTGTTCTAACAAAGGTAATTGAGTTTCGGAAATAGTTGTGTCATCTGACAATGGCGATTCCTCGATAAGGAACAAGAAATTCCATGAGCCGATGATCTCTCCTTCTTTGGTGATTCTTAATTCAGACGGAACTTTGCCAGGGAATATAGTAATTTGTTGCTGAAGCGGAAATGTAACTACGTTATTAGAATAGTCGCATTCGTACTCAAAGCCGGTGTTGTCTTTTTTCGTACCACGAATGGTCACTACAGACCCTTCAGGAATCGAGTAGACCGCATTGCCATTAAATAGATTAAACTGTATAACTCTAAAAAGGGAGTCATACTGAGAGCAGTTGACCACGATCGAATTTTGACCGAATTGCGATGGGGTCAGTTTGAGATTGTAGATGTTTGTAACTTTTGTTGTCATCTTGTCTCCTTTATCATTGAAAGAAAGTTCTTTTTGTTTCCGTACATTGAAAGAATCTGCGAAGGACAGTTCACATTATTGTTGAAGTCACGATGGAGATAGAGGTCTTTTTTGGTGAGGTTGAATTCGTGCATCAATGATTCGATTAAGTCGATGGCTTTGGACTGCCCTTGCAGATACAGACGATTATTAGGATTGGAACAGATTTCAATAGAAATGCAATGCAGGTTGCCGAAATCCATCCCACCCCCTGTGTTCCAAACAGACCATGTTAAAGGCATCACCTGGCGAACCTCGTTGTGGTCTACGATAAAATGCGTGCCTTGTGAGGTATTATTTTTTATCATCCATTCCTCAAGTTCGGCTGCGGATGCCTTTTGGCTGTTTGTATTATGTATGACGATTCCTTTGACTTCCATATTAGGAAGACCGTACTGTTTCCACTTGGATTCAGGGATCATTGCTTCACCTTTCGCAAATTCAGTTTTGCCGTAAGAGTATTGCGAACCACTCCAAGAGTGACATGCATGACATTACTGTTCTTTGAATACGAACGTGCCGTAATGATTGAATCATAGACCTTATCTTGATAATAGAAGGAAATATCTCTTCCTATCTTGATGTCATCCATCGTTATCAATCCATCTATAGCCAGGTCAAAATCTATCTTGTGCTGATAATACGAATTAGCAAGATTTTCTTTTGCCAATGTTCTGAGATTATCATCGCTCATGATGATTTTCTGCTTGTACACATCCTTGAAGATGAAATCATTATTATTGCTTCCTGTCTGAGCGATTGTGCCATCCTTTTTCATGCCGAAAGTGGCACGCAAATCTGACCCGGAAGCGTTATAGATCAAAAGAATCGTAGTGTCAGCTTCCTGGGTTGTGACCGATACATTCTGCACATTCTCGACATTATCGCCTATATACACCCTTCCGTACTGTTTAGGTGTGATCGGCTTCATGCCTAATCTCCATGTTTCGCTCGACTGATACTTTGACTTGTAGAATGAGTATTCCATCAGAACACCATAGTCATTAAACAGATCGAAGAACAGTTTTTCAGCATTCTCTATCTTGTTTTCAGTAATAGGAAGCATCGGTTCTGTCTGCAAAGCATTAGGATCAACTGTAACAGTATCTGTTGATGGCCAGATCGGATTCACAGCCCTTGTTTTCTCGTTTTCCGTATTGGTGATACGAGCCATATAGTTCAGCACATTATAGTGTTCGTTGTACATATCCGTTCGGATAATGTAGTCATCATCGTACAGATACAAAGGATCTCGGCAAGTCAGAACATTGCCTTTTATCGATTCGATCGCACCATAATAAATGATCCTGTTTTTCGGATTGAAAAGAATGATAGGAACATTGATTCTTAAATTCGATGGAATCTCTTTGCATGTCAATGTGGATGTAGCTTTCTGCATCGCATCCTCATTTATGGAGAAATCCAAAATATTTAAATATGTTGCGTTATGCCTTGAATCGCTTCCTAGTTGTTCGTTATATGGCAGAACGATTGCTTTATAATCATTATCCTGTGTCTGATCTGTTGCTCTCATAAAGACAGCGTTCAGCGTAGTAGCACCTGTAGGAGCAAACGTGTATTCCTCATCATAAGACAGAACATTTCCGTTCTCTTCCCATCTTGAGAACGCATATCCGTTTTCAGCTTTTGCTACCGCTGTGACATATGAATAACTGTCTTCAGATTTTGTTCTTGCTCTGATTTTATCGACAAGCCCAAACTCAAGCGTTTTGAAGTACGCTCTTCCGCCAACATTTGATGTGCTTTGTATCAAAACACCTGTGTTGAATGCGTTAGCTGTTGCGGATGGAAAAAACTGATTATTGACAAGGTCATACATCCCTGCCGTTCCTGTTGATTCTTCATAAGCCGGTGCTAAATCCATGACGAGGTCATCACCATCCCACAACTTGAAACCATATACGGAGCTTCCTGTTGCTGTTGCGGTGCCAGCGTTATTAAACGCACCGACATATATCGGCCTTGTTCCTGTGAACGTAGTGGAACTGTTGCCGGTTAACTCTGATACATATATGCCATCCGCACAGAGAAGACCTTCGTATTTTTGGCATGAGAAGTTCCAATGTGTCATGGACATGCTTGGCATCGTCTGTGAAACCCTTGCACTTCCCCAACAAAAATAATCGGCAGTTCCTGTTGTTCCGATATATAGACCTAACTGTCCTGCAGATCCGTTTGAGTTGGTGTTCCTTGCACCGAAAATATATCCGCCTGTTCTTGCGTTTGTGAAACCGATTTGGACGGACATTGTGTGTTTAGTATAAATGCCTGTGTCAATGTATCTATATTGGCTGCAATCAACAGCCATCATCGCTGTATATCCGCTTGGTAACATTTACACACTCCTATATATCGGCTGATACTTTATTTCAACGCTTGTGATACTTCCGCTTTCCATCCCTATTTCTAGTTCAGAAATGCCCCTTGCCAACTTTACGAACGTAACGTAAATAGAACCATTAGAGATAGACAAATCTTGATACGAAAGTGGGTTCGGCAATACTGAACCGCCTTGCTGTAAGATTACGTTCTGTTCTCCATCGTTGGAATTCAAATAGAGCGAATTAAAAGCCGTTGTATCGTCAAACTTGGCTTCTCCGTATAATTCTTCATCTTGAGATAAAAGAACGTATGGGTTCGTTAAACTGCCCTCTATCGTGATTTCAAAACCGCAAGGGAAATCGCCTTGATTGGTTAATTCGTATGTATTAGTTGTGCCTGTTACAGTTTGTTCTGTGCCTTTCCATAGGGAGAGACCTTGGAAGGTAATAGGACAAGTAAGGATTCCATTTGTTCCTGTCTCGGTCTTGTCCAGCTGAGTAACAACACAGTCTAAAGTGAACGTGTTCACTCCTGGAACTGTATAGGCAAGTTTCAAAGGTTCGTGAGAAATGAACCTCACAAACTGATCGTACTTGATATAGCGGTCTTCATTTAAACCATCGTAAAAAAGGATCTCCCCACTCGGTGCAGGGAAATCCTCTTCAATTGCATCTAATATCTGTTTGTTTCCATATCGAATGGCTGTTACCGACCTTGATAAGCCTAACCCTTGCGGAGAGTTTAAAAAACAACGGAAGGTCTGATCGGTCAGAACCCATTGATCATTATTTGAATTGTACAGTTCAAAATGTCTTACCATTTAGACCATCCTTCCTAAGTTTTCATTAACTCTGTCAGTAATGACATCAGCCCATCTGTTTAGTGTAGCCGTAGTAACATTTCCGTTCGTGACATTGAAAGTATTTGAGATGGTAATTGAACCACCGCTCATGAATCCACCACTAGAGAAGCCACCACTTGAAAATAAACCGCCTGATCCGAACGAGAACAGACCGCTTATCTTGGACTTGATGCCATCAAAACTGAACGCACTTGCGATAGCATCCTTGATGCCACCGAACCACGATTTCAGGTTCTCAATGCCTGTTCTGAAGAAGTCAACGATCTGTTGCCAATCAGATTTCAGCTTTTCCCAAACTTCAGAGAATTTCTGTTTGATGGTGTCCCAATTCTGATACAGAGCAACACCGGCAGCAATCAATGCTCCGATCGCCACAACGATCGCACCCATAGGTGATATTAAAAAACCTATGGCTGAGGTTAGCGTTCCGACCATTGAGATTATTGAGCCGATTATAGTCAATGCCGGGCCGATGGCTGCAATTACCGCTCCGATAATCAATATCGTCCGTTTTGTTCCTTCATCGAGGTTCATTAAATAGTTAATCACTTCTTGAACCTTTTGGAGAACCTGGACAATGATAGGCATTGCTGATTCCGTGATAGAACCTAGCAACATCTGTATCGATTCCTTGGTAGCACTTAGAGAGCCGTTCAAGGTCTGCCCTTGAGCTTCCATTGCTCCATAGTATTTGCCACCTTCTGCGGATGCCATAGCGAAAGCTTTAGCAAGTTCCTCATAAGTGACATCCATGTCTTTGACTTCCTCAACAGATTTGCCTGTCGATTCTGCCAACAGTCCATAAATGTTTATTCCGGCATTTGCGAACTGTTTGATATCCTGTGATGTAGCCTTGCCTACGTTCTGTATCTGCTGAAGGTTCTGTGCCATTCTTTCCAACTCGGCAGAACCACCGCCTGTGGCTGCGACCGCATTGCCCAGGTTGTTGATCATTGTCCTAGCTTCGTCAGCTTCAACACCGGCACTAATCAGATATTGATTCGCTTGGATAAGAGAAGCTGAATCAAACGGACTCTTCTGTGCATCCGCTTGTAATTGAGAAATGATCCGATCGGCTTCCTCTGCCGAACCTGTCAGAGTAGTAAACATGGTTCGGTACTGTTCAATCTGAGCATTATAGTTAACACCGATCGCACCGACAGCAACGATAGGAGCGGTCAGTTTCATCGAAAGGTCTTTGCCCTTGTCGGTTATCTTGTCACCGACATCTTTAAGCCCTTTTCCAACAGCTTGCAACTGTTGAGATGCAACAGAACCAAACGATCTGAATTCTTCTTTAAGACTATTTAAATTGCTTTCAGTCTCAGAAATCTCTCTTGCTAATAATTCCTGTTGCTGTTTGGCTTCTTCCGTTCCTTGACCGTCTAATTGCTTGTAGGCTTCTTTTAAAGTCTTTAGACGGTCTTTTGTGTCATCAATAGACTTCTTTAACAGTTCCTGTTTTTGCCTTAACAGTTCAGTATTAGATGGGTCTAATTTTAATAATTTGTTGATATCCTTTAAGGATGCCTGTGTGTTTTTCAGAGATTTATCTACAGAGCCTAGGGCTTTTTGTAGTGGTGTGACATTAGCATCAAGCTCAATGGTAATGCCTTTAATTCTGCTACCTCTTGCCATAAATCTCCCTTCTAAAATTTATCGAAATCCTCTTGCGAGGCAAGTTCTTTCCAATCATAGTTATCATTCGCCTTTTCGGTGAACATATCATTTACCATGCCTACAGTTAACTCATCCAAGTCATTCATGGACAAGCCAACCTCAACACAGCGTAAAAGGAACAGAGCGACTGTCATCGGTCGCTCTGTGCTTCTACTTTTTTTTTAGGTTTTTCCAACTGTTCGGTATTCATGCCCCACAGTTCAATTATCTGCGGAAGGATCATGTAGATATCGAACATTTCAAATTCATCGAGCCATTCGTCTGGATCTGAAGGAATCGTGTGGTCATATTGCCATGCCATTACATATGCAACATTCATGAAGATCTCCAATTCCTCTGCACCAAGATCGTTCTCGCTGACTTTTGGAATCAGCGAAGAAATATCCTTGAACAGATCTCTGTTAAACTTTTCTCGATATCTTTTTGTGGTGGAAGCGGTAGCTTTGAAACCGACCTCTTTACCACCGATGCTTATGATTTTCTCCATATTTCTTTTTTATGCAGGTTCTACTACTGATGAGAACCAGTTTGCGTATGCGGATGCTGTTGAAGGACATCTTGATTTGACTACTTCATCAGAAATTCTCGGCATAGCTGTGATCGTGATCGTCTCGGTCTGAGGTTCGATCGACTCTTCTTTCGTGCTACCTTCTGTGCCAGGTCTTGATGCGGTGCATCTGTACATGCAATGTCTTGTAGCAGATTCATCGCCTTCAAATTGGAACAGTAACGCAAATTCTACAGTCGGAACATTTGCCTTTTCAACATAGATTCCTGTAGTTTGATTCAATGTCTCGCCTAAGACATCGGTTCTGAAGGAATCCGGCAGCAGAGCCAATTCAAGATCGCCCTGATAGCCGTTATTCGCTGTAGAACTGAAATAAACGATATTGTCAGCGTAGAACTGATTCGTATCGCCCTGTGCATCTAAGGAGAGCGAAACCGCCCCAGGCAGAGCAACAGGAGTTTCATAGGTTGATCCATCGTAGACTGCGTAATAGCACTTAGAGATACCATATTTGATTTTGTTTGCCATAGTTCTCCTATTCTGTAATTACTTCGGTGACATACGTTATCTGATAGATGTTATCTTGTCGGATATACGTTTCGGTTTTGTCATAATAAAAGCCATTCGCATTCAGAACGGCTTCAAGATTTCTTTCTAGTTCAAAGTCTTTGGTGCTTGTGTATAACTCAATATTCAGCAAATCGATGCTGACATAGTTTGTGTTATCCGCACCAAAGTCATCATTGTTAGGATAGTTGAATACGATATAAGGCGGTGCCGGTGCGACATTGCTGGGAAAGGAATCGTAGGTATAAGGAAGACCGATGCTCTCGATCATTTGTTTTACTTCTTGAAATGTCATTCGCTCAATCTCCTTTTTATCTCTTCCTCAAGTTTTCTCTGTGCTTCATCATTGACATTGGCGATATGAGGAAACGCTTGAACATCTTCTCCTGTCGCTCTGCCCCACAAGAACTTTGCGTGACCGCTCTCCAGCAAGTGAGTTAACTGATAGACCTTGTTGTGTACTGTTGCTTCGATGCCATACCTCATTTCGTTAAAAGTAACTCTCCAACCTTTTCGGTAGTTACCGCTTCGGTTTTGGAAAGCACCTTCGACTTTCAAATCATTCCTGGCTTCCGTAGCAACTTCTACAACAGCTTCCTTGGTCTGTTCTACGACCTCGATCGACCAATCTTTAATTAGAGTAGTGACCGCACCGCTGAAGTCATTGGCACTAACGTACTTGCTCATTGCCTTTTCTTAATTCGACATACAGTTCCAATTCATCAACACTTCTCATGTAAGTGCGATAAATAGTGTACTGTGTGCCTTTGTACTCGATGATTTTTTCATTGTGGTAATCGAAAGTAAACATGGTGAATCTGTATTGCGGATTCAGACCATTTCTGCCACCTTCAAACCACTCCTGTTGATTTGCACTTGCGACATCTACATACACTTTGTGTTTCGTAGTTGATGGGATCATCACACCATATTCGTTCTGTGTGAAGGTCTCGACTACTAAATAAGCTACATCCGATCTGTTCATTTCAGCCAATCCGTGAAGCCTGTTGCCATACTCATCTGTGCTTTCTGCTCATCGTAGGATTGCTTTAAGCGTTCCAATTCTTCAACACCTTTGGCATCTCCGAAATGATATTTGCAATAAGTACAGATGGCACGAATAACCAAAGCGTTTGTGGTGTCATCTTCTGTGACTCCGGCAATACCTAAGTCCAAAAGGCAAGCGTCTATCAAATCTTGTATTTCAAGATCGAAATCATCGGTAACGATCCGTAAGGCAAGTTTAACTTTGTCTAATATCGTATTCATGCTCTTCTCCTATAAAAAGGCGAAGAATTTACTTCGCCTTTCTTGTCTGCTTTGTTTTGATTTCAGGTGTTTGCCTTGCTTCGGTATCGATAGCACCCATACGTTGTAATCTTTCGTACTCCTGTTGAGTTACTTCGACTTCACCTGACAAGCAATTCACCCTGATCGGTCTTGTGATTTTTACTTTCATTTTGCCCCTTTGTACGCATTGTAGAAATTTCGATCAACAATGTAGTGACCAACATGGCCACATTGAACGGATGGATCGCAGACAATCTTATATCCCAGCTTTCTCGCTCTCCAACAGAAGGACAGATCCTCGCCTACACCATTGATAGGTGCAAACATATTGCC